TTAGGGGTTCCCAGCAATTAAAGAAGTTTGCATATACCATTGCTGGCATATGGCGCATATAGTTTACGCGAACTTAGGAACTGTCAGAGTTGAGCCGGGTCTGCCTGATAATGTTGAGTCAATGTTTGCCAGTGGTGCAAATTTAATCTTATTCGGTAACGTTGCCGAAATCATGGATGCCATAACCTCTGGGTCGATCATGTTAGTTAATAGTGTTTCTGCCATTTAATATATTCTCCTTTTACAATAATGATTCGTATAGTTTAATGTTCTTTTGTTTTAATTCCAGCCGTTCAAGATAGTTCATCTTTTCAAACTGCTCTTTAGTGACTCCCCCGGATGTCGGTGCTTGGTTGCCTGTCGGCGTTCTGCCCTTTACCTTATCATCAATAGCCTTTTCAATTGCTGCTTGCCAACTAGCCTGTAATGTATTGATGTTAATTAATGTCTGTTCCGCTGTATCTGCTACCACAAATGGTGCAAACTCAGCCGGCATATCTTTGCTTATTAAATCTTTTTCTGTTTGTAATGTTAAACGCTCGCGCTGGAATTTACTTTTTTCTTGCTCAAACTCGGTCCGCTGAATCTCTAACTCTTTCGCTGCTCGTTCTTTTTCGCTTAGCTTTGCTAGTTCCTCGGCTTGCTTAACTTTCGCCTGTTCCTCTTCTGCCCACTTAACCCTTGCTGTCTCTAATGCTTTCGTAACTTTGCGGTCTGTTTCGGCTTGTACCTGAGCCTTAACTTCATCTTCTGTAAATGTCTTAGGTGGTTCTGGTGGCGATTCCACTGGTGGATCTGGTGCTTCTTCTGGTTCTGCAAATAACTGTAAATTCATTCGTTTTGTAGTATCGTTTAACATCTTTATTTCTCCTTTTAGCCCTAACAGTTCTTGCCTGTTAGTTCATTTTCTTAATTATACATTATTCTTGTTGCATTTGCAACATGTGACATTTGCAACATGTTATGGAATAACCGACCGCATGACACATCGGCAATTCACACTATCGGCGGCGGCGTTCGCACCTTTTAACTGCATCGGTGCTTTGCCTTTACTACCTGCTGGCGTTACGAAATCTTCGTTATATGGTATTGTCTTTCCGTCCATCTTAGCATGGTCTGCCTTATCGCCTTTTGAAAAACTTCTAACTCGTTTATCTTTTACCGTTACCCATTTCTTCAATAGCCCTACTGATTCAGGAACCTTATCTAATACATCGGTCTGCCCTACGGAAATAACCCGGCGTGTCTCTGTTCGTGCTATGGTGTCATTCAATACCTTGTCGCTACCAAATATACCTTGCAATTCCTTTGTCATATTTGAGTAACTAACGCCGTTGTAAATACCGCTTCTAATGGTGTTTGACAGGTCTACAAGCACCTCATCTGCGTTCTGGCCTAACCGCTCATACCATACAACCCCGCCAAACGGAACCTCAATAGCTGCTTTTGCATTGTACAACTTTTTAATGCTAGGTAGCTTAACACCGCTCGTTAACAACCCTTCATATTCGTTTGTCGCTGATTCCAAATAGTTGATGTTTAAATCAGTCTCAATTAATCCTCGTATTTCCTTGTACATCTTATCAATAGACTTTTGCATTGACTTCTCTAACTTAGTAAAGCGGCTGAACTTCATCAAATCCGCATAAGTCCAGTCATTACCATAAATCTTTGCGGCCTGCGCCGTTATCTCATCATAGGCTTTCTTAATCGCTTTCTGTTTTTCCGTCATCGGATGTGACCTCGGTTTCGCTTAAAAATGTAGCGGATGGGTATTGGCCTGTTTCATCTTCCAGCTTTTCAAGTTCAGCCGGTACGTCTGGCACAATTGAAGAGGGTAAAGCACTCAAGGCCGTTTCCTTTGAAACAAAACCATTAAGCTGTAAAGCTGTGGCCACTTTCAACGCTTCATCCACTGGCTCGTTTCGTTCAAACTTAATAGAAACATCCAAATAATTCAAGCTTGCACCTCTGAAATTAAGGTAATTACATATCAATTCAAGCCGCCGCTGCAATCCCTTCTTAAATTTACGTTCTTTGTTGGCTACAACTTGTTTCATAATAAAAAGCTTATACGCCATCGCAATCCCGCTTTGACCGTTCGCAAAGTTTTCATCGGAGAGGTCAACTGCTTTGCTGAACTTGTGGATGTCATCGTTTAATTGTCTGATCTGCTCCTTTGCTTCTTCCACGTTCGACGGCTTTACAAGGAAACCAGCTGGCAATTGCCCACCAGTTAATTCATTAAACAATAACGTACGGTTGTTCTTCATATCGGCTATTTCTTCCGCTGTTGTTCCCATTAACCCAATCAAATACAGGTAAGCATCTGTAAAGTATTCAAGGTCATTCGTCTTGTTTGAGCGTGACAGGTTGTAAGCGTCAACTAAACTGATAACGCCCTCAAAATCGCCCTTTACGTCGCTATTATTCATATAATCAACAACAGGCACATCCATAAAGAAGGTTTGCTCTCGGTTTGTCTCTTGCCATCCGTCTACTTTATAGGTGACTACTTCCATATCGTCGTAAACATCAGCATACTCGGTCGTGTTTCCGGCATCATCTTCAATGCTGTATTTCCTGATAGCCCCAATAATTTGAGGGTCGATACTGTTATCGTAGATTATTTTTAATTGCAGCGGGTCGCAATACCTGAATCGGACCTGACCGGCTTCATCGATATATAGTACTTCCCCACCACGCCCAAATATCCCGGCTTGCCGTGCAATCTCGCTGTTCTCGTCCTGTTCATCATTGTAATTGAAAATATCCTGTATCGCTTCTAATGTCTTCTCATCGCCTGTATAAGTTACGGGGTTTCCGATAAAATACCCTTGGAATACATCTACAATATAACTGGGGTAGTTGTGTACCAGTTTATTGTTTGGCTTGCCTGCGTCCATTTTACGGCTTAGAATGTCATGCTTGCCGTCGTAATAGTCTTTTAAATGCTGTAGGCGTGTAGTGTCCCACGTTGCAAGTTCTCTTTGTATGCGCTCAATTGTTAGCATAGTTTACTCAACTTTCATATATATTTTACCATCAACATCAATGAATGTAGGCTCGCCAAATCCAAGCCTTATATCAATTCCATTAACCATTATTGTTTCGTTGGTTCTTAAATCAATATGTGCAATAACTTCGCCTGTTTCGCTGTTTGTAACTGCGATGTAGTTCGGTGCTTTTGATTCGTATGTTTCTATTTCTTTACTCATTATCTTTCCCCCTATAATCCCAATATAGATTTATTCATTGTCTTTAATTTCTGCTGCTTCATATCTGATTCGCAAGCATATCGGCACATGTCAATGCAGTTATGCACTATTAACCCACCATTTACGCTGAAATTATGATGTTCTTTAACTTCCATGTTATAAACATCACTCTTTCCAAAATACTTTATGCTTTTAATCTTTATAGCGTTTACTATGTTTTCTTCCACATTCTTTTGAGCATGTTTTTGTTTTTGAGTATTTGTTTTTGAAAAATTCGACTCCACAAACTGGGCAAATTCTTTTTTCATCATCTAATTTCATTTTCCTCCTATATGCAGATTTACATTTATTGCTACAGAATTTATTGTTACCATGGTTTATGCTTTCAAACTTATCACCACAATTTTCACAAATGAATTCTTTTTTAACAGCTATTAATTCTTTGTATTTTTGATAGTTTTCTTTGTGCCACAAAATACCAGCAGTTGATTTGTGCCATTCTTTAGCAGCTTCAATTCCTTTTTCATGGAATTCATTAAACCACTCACTATTATTCTCAAACCTTAATTTGCCATGTTTTGATAAATGATTTTCTTTTTCTAGCAATGCAAGGTTATTAATATTATTATTGCTTTTATCCATGTCGATGTGGTGTATGTGGTTTCCTTTTGCTATCTCTCCATTATAAAATTCCCAAACATAACGATGCAGTCTATTTCTTGTAGTCGAATTTAGATAATAACCGGTCTTATCATCCTTTGTAAATTTTAAACCATTAAAATATGCGAACTTACCATTTTCTTTATACTCTATCATTATTTCACCTCAACTTAATATCTTATTATATCAAATGTGGTTACTAATGTCAATTATAATGTCGCTTTCGGTAAGCTCTTTTAACAATTTCCATCCATCAATTGTTAATATTGGATGGTAGTCAGTTGCTTTTATTTTTCTTCCGTCTTCAAATTCAATTTCATAAACGTCTACATTTTCCGCAGTCATTCTAACATCAAAAAAATCGCTCGTTGTTTTTTCTTTTTTATTTTCATCATAGCAATTAACTTTTCCTATTTTCCCGACTAAATCTTTTATTTTAATGTCTCCATCTATGGTATTAACAATTGTATCTCCTGTTAAACAGTGATTGTCTTTATCTTGCAGTCTTGCTTTCGGGTTACCGTCTTTGTCTGTTTCATAGTCGATATTCTCAAACTCTCTAGCAATGTTCGGGCATCTTCCCGGGTCGATAACTATTTCTTCTAAATCATCCAACCACTTTTCGCCATACTCAACGGAACCTGCGCCCTTTTTAGCGCCGATACATTTTAATCCATGTTCGTTGTTCATTTCTGATACTGATTTAGGTTCTGCACTATCGCATGTTATTAAATCGCTATGATAGCCTTTAGCACGTATCTTTTCAGCTAATTCCCTATTGCTGATCTTAACGCCGTAAATTTCATCAAAGATATAAAGTATGTTTCTTGTCTTATCTAAGTGCATTCTACCAAATGATACAGGGTCTACCCCATATCCCCAGTCAATCCCTTGCCGGATATTGTCAAACCGCTTAATTTCATCGTCTGTTATCGTTCTAAATGATAGATTATCAAAAGGAACAACACCAGAACCGATAGGCAAGCCTAAGTATTCCCAGTCGTAACGGCGTTTACTCTTTGCTTTTACGTTGTCAGCTTCTTCTATAAATTCAGGCGGTAAAAACCTTATGTTATCTCTGTAATCCGAATGGTGGATATAAACGTTGTCCGGTTGGAATATACTTTCACATGTTTTATTAACCCAATGACCGCGCCTTTTAGGTGGGTTATAAGCATGAAAGAACGTGTACTTATAACCATCTGGTAATATCTCACGTAAAATCGAAAGCTTAATTGACGTTAATTCCTCATCTGTTTTAAAGTCTGTTATTTCCTCGAAGAAAATATCCGTTGTTGGCATGTCATATGTTTTCCATCCTTTAATCTTGTCGCCATCTGCACCTTCAAAGAATATCTTAGTACCTGTTGGCCTGTACTCTATTGTCATATCACCTGATGGCGTGTCGCTCCATTTAAACTTATCTTGTACGCCTAAGTAGTGTATTCCCCATAGTATCTGATTGCGTGTCGAATACCTTAGTGTACGCCCAACCTTACGCACAATGACCGCATGAGTTTTTGTCTGCATACGGTTCATTATAATCTTTAGCGTGATAGTAGTTGATTTAGAACTACCTCGACCGCCTTTTTCATATATGTGCAAGTACTTGGGATCATCGTAAGCTATCCACGAGTCATAAAAATGAGGTAGTATCTTATCGCTTAAGTTTACTAATGTCATCGACTATTACCACTTGTGATAGTTCCCCAGAATGTTCAACCTCTTGCTTGTCAGTGTACCCGTAATTCTTAAGCAAGAACACAATGCCACCGTTTCCTTTTTCTATGGCTAGTTCTTCATAGTTCATCATGATAAATTGTCTAAACTCTTTTAATGTGTCGAAAAATTCATCTTTTTCGGAATAGTTGTAAATAGTTTGCCGATCAATTCCAGTATAATAAGCAAGCCCTGCAATAGTAGGCGGTTTCTCTGATTCAAGCAAATACTGCTTATACGCATCAAGCTTTAACTCAAGTTCTTCTTTATTTTTAAAAAGTGGCGGTCTGCCTGCGTTACTCTTTTTTTCTTTCATGTACTCAACTCCTTTCTAAATATCCAACCTACCAAAATGGCACGATGGCTTTTTAACATCGGTCGGTAACGACCTTTGTTATTTACTAAATCTTAAATAGATAAAGTCCAATTCTTAGATATAGTCTGTTATTATATAGTGGGTCTCACAGACCCTTTGCTTAGGGTCTCACAGACCTTTTGCCCAAAGGGTCTCACAGACCCTCTGCCTATTTTAAAATACGGTAAGCGCAAACTTTCTTTTCTGATAACTTTCCTGATTCTGTGTTCCTAAAATGCATATGCCATGACTCAATAAAACCTAAATCTATCAAGTATTTCTTATATCTTTTTATAGTTTTTACTGATAACCCACAATCTTCTGCAAGTAGTTCATTGCTGCGAAAAAAGAAGTCCTCGTTCTTGCCTGTGTATTTGTGTTCCAATTCATTTAAAACCGTAAATATCCAACGTGAATACATCGGCAATTCTTGATAGTTGTACTCGTTAAAAACGTCACGCCCTAATTGAATAAAGTAATTATTTCCATGTTTCATATTTCCCCCGTTAAGGACTAAATTAGATTAAGGGTAATCCAGTGTAACGGCACTAGAAAAGGTAGCTAACCCCTGTCCCCTTATAATCTATGTATATTATACCACATCCCCCCGAATAAATAAACAACGCATAAAAAGAACGCCGGTTTAAAGGCGTTCTGGCTGTTTATCCTGCGTTAAAAGAGCCTAAAATAGAATCTTCTTTTGTTAAATCAATCTCATCCGCAGTTAATGGATATTGTCTTTCGCCAAAGTAAAAACGTTTTTCTTTTTCATAAGTTTCCCATGTTGATTCTTTAGCCATTTCCAATGCTCTTTCTTTTGATTCAGCAACTAATACAACTGAATCATAGTCGTCATAAGTAAAACTTTCTGCCTTTACTAAAAATACTTTCATTTCTTCCCGCCAATTACCTTTCGGAATAATTCATTCATAAAAATGTCAGATCGTTCTTTTTCCTTGTCTTTATTGTAACCTTGGAGTTGTTCATACATTTTTTTAAGCAGTTCTTTGTTTTTCTCATTAACTTCAAGCTGTTTTATTGTAACAACTTTTTTACCTTTTTCTTTGTGTGTAGAAGCTGAACCGAAACCATAACAACCATTATTATAGACAATAGCAAGGTCGTTATTCCGTAATAGTTCGCTAACTCTTGGAATCATCACCATTCCAGGCTTGATGAACCTTACTTTGCTCATTCCATCATGCCCAATGCAAACAATCAACTCTTTTAACTGGTTTATATTTTCGATGATAATCATTTCATCTTTTTTAAGCATTCTCAACATTTTACTTATTCCTGTTCTTAAACGCAATCTTCGCCTGTTTTTCCGCTTCTTTCGCTGCTTTCCGTCTGGCTCGTTCTGCCTGCATCCGTTTCGTATCGGCTTCTAACCATGCTGTTTTTTCTTCAATCTTCTTATTCCACTGTGCAATTTTGCTTTGTTTCTCGTATTCGTCTTGTGTGCTTTCAATATCGGCCATATCTTTTGCGATTTCTTCAGGCGTGATATACGGCTGTTGTCCCAGTTTCTTCTTCTCAATCCGGCCTTTAATTAAAACGACCGTTACAAACACCACTACAAATAATATAAAATATCCCATTTTATTTCTCCTTTAAATTTCTTCATAAGCGTAATTAACGCCGTAAATCTTAGCATTATAATCAACCATAACTACTCGGTAAACGATCCGCTTACCGTCAAACAATTCATGCACTTCATCGCCAACTTTCAATCCAGCTTTAAACTGCCCATGCAATTTAAAACTATACCGCTTGTCATCACCTATTTGGTAGGCGTACCAGAGTCTACATCGTGTCATTCTTCATCTCTTTCAATAGGCAATCTTTAGGCCTATCGTTTATCCGTTTTGCTCGTTTCCATGTGTAAACGCATATTGCTTTGTTGAACATACCGGATTGTTCCCACGTCTTTAGTTTGCAAACGGAACAAGACTTAGGCATTTCCATATCAATTTTTATCACTTCTCCACCTTCTTCTACGCTCATTTCTCAACCTCTTGGAAAACTACTTTCAGCACAAAATTAACGTTGTAATTATGAGTAACTCCATCAGTATCAGAAAATGCCATGAAATCCTCACCCGGTACAAAATCGTTATCGTCATTTATTATATGAGAAAACACGCTTTCCCCATCAATTTTACTTGTTAAGTAAACAGTAAACATTTTAATCATTTCACCACCTCCTTTAAAACAACCTCAATCGCAGGATAAACACCTTGTTGTTTAATTTTAACATTACCTGATATATCAAATTCAATATATTTTTTTAATATATCAGATACATCATTTACCATTTCATCATTATCCAACTCTTTTAATTTTTCGCCTATTTTATTTTCTAGGTATTCCTCAACTTCTTTTCTTATTTTATTTTTACATTCTTCTAAACTCATTTTTCGCTCTCCAATATTCCCAATAGTTCGGCGTGAATTTTTTCAATTTCTAAATCACTATATCTTTTTTCGCCAAGCATAAAATACAAGCGCATCCCAAGTGCGATATAAACGTGTTGCAAAACATCTATTGGAACATCTGGTTTTGACGATTCCAATATCGGTTCAATGGCAACCGTGTCTGTTTCGTCGTCATACAAAAAAGCTATACTCATTTTTCCAAAAGTTTTCATTTACGCCCCTTTTTATCCGTTTTAATATCAGCACACAGCCAAACACCTAAAAGTATAAAACACAAGCACAAGCCGATCGTCGTTGCAATTATGCCATATATACAGCAATAGTCAAAGAGTGTCATTCGCTTTCCTCCATATATTCGTCGATTATAAAGAAGTTTGTCACTATTGGTATAGCGCCAGTAACTCCAACATCTTCTTCGATGAAATCTTTAACTCGTTTATGCATATATTCAACTTGTTCTTTGTTTTTTATTTTCGCATTTGAATTTTGCACAACGTAACCATAACCACTTGTCGTGTTGTTGTTTGCGTTGTATGAGTAAACAACATAGTAAACATACTTTTTCATTTCACCAACCTCCATAAATCTTTCTTAATCTGTTCCGGCAATACATCGCCAATTAAATAATCTGTGCAACGGTTGTGGTAATACACCTCATGTACTTTTCCGTTTGCATCCATTATAATCTGCCTTGTCACATAATCCTCGCCGGGCCCAATCGTCTCACGCTTGCCTAAAACCCTGCTTAGTTTATTAATCCCAAACATCTTTTTAATTCTGCTAAATAAGTTCATTGTTCCCCCTAAAGTTTTTATTAATCTATGGTAAATATCCCGTCTTCCCCTGTTGTTACGTGTATGTCCGTTATCCCGTGATATCTACCATCGTAAAAAACACGCAAAGGCATATTCATGTCTTTTTCTTCTATCGAAAGTATTATCTCCTTTAATTCTCTCAACGTTATTTCCCATATCTCTTTGCGTCTATCTGCTGAGTATATTTTCATATTATCAAATTTCACAAATTCCATTTTTAAACCTCCTTAAAAATTGTCCCATACGTGGAATTTTTCGCCTTTTCCATTTCAGCCATTAACTTATACTGGCAAGTTCCATCCGGCTCGTTATACATACTACTAACGTCTAAATCGTCTTGTAACTCCCAGATATGGCACTGTTTCCAATTTGTCGCCGTACACCCGATGCAATTATCGTTTATCAATATTTCCAATATATCTCTCAACCGATCGTCAGTTATGGCTATCGACCGGTTATCAATAACTTCTTGTATTTTCGGCTTCATCACAATAACATTATCTTTCAGCATCCGGTCAATTTTCTTAAAATCATCAGGCAACCGTTTTTTCATCATCGCAATAGCTTTTTTATGCCACGTATTCGCATGTTTTAACGCCGTTCGCTCTTCCTTTGTCACATTATCGCCATCAATTAAATCCTTGTATAGCACGTCCATGTCACGCAAATAAGCGACCTTTGTACGGGCTTCACCGTTAATGTAATCTTTCATAATTTTCGACCGCACCATGGGCAAAAATTAATATCAAAGCTTTCTTCGTCTATACATTCATCTTCTAGGCAATTTTCATCGAAAACATCAATAGTTAAATGCTTTTTACCTCTTATGTTAAAAATTGACACCTCTACAAATCCAATCTTTTCGCTCTCTCCATTTTCGCAAAACATACAACCAACATCAATCTCATTCCATTCCCAACTTGAATAATTAGGTTGATATTTTTCAACAGAACAATCTCTGCAAACATCATCTTTGCCAACTTTCCATTTTTTGCACGTTTGGCAATTCCTTTTAATTATTTTTTCTTTCATTTTCTCCATCCCTTCACATTTAAAAATACAATACATAATACTTTTACCGTAATTCCAACACGTTTGGCACTTATTCGGCATATTCTGAATGCTGATTACAATTAAAACAAATTCGATCGTCATAATTATGTTTGCAATGTTCACAACTAAAAGTTAAATATTTCGGCTTTTCAGCATCTAGTCTATCGCTCAACCGCTGAATCTTTGCTTTTTTCACCGCCTTAACTGCTTCTTTATTCTCAAATATCAGCTTCAATTGTTCAATCATAATTTCAACGTCTGCCATTTCTTCGGTTATGTGCGCCATGTTCCCGTCGTCAAGTAAGAATTTACACAATTCCTTTTGGAGCTCTGCCAGTTCCTCAACCGCCTTTGTTACCTGCGCGTCAATCCCCCATGTCGCTTTTGCTTTGTTGTATACGTCTTTCTTCTTCATCTTTTTCCCTTTCTTCATCCATCAAACAAATACCGTTCTCTTTTTCTTTACATTCCCATCGGTACTGGCAAAAATCACACTTATCCATCTTTACGCCTTCCCATCAGCAAAAATAAAACTATACAAACTACGAACAATAAAACATTTTGAATATCGGCTGTTATCTTATCTCCATCCTTTGTGTTTTTTGTAAATTTAGCAAGTATTCGCGCTGCCTGTCGCCGTACTGCTTGCCGTTCATGAATTCAGAAAAACCTTGTATTGGCTTTAAGTTTTCTTTGTTAATTACACAACTTACATCATCTATAAACACTTTCCTATGAAACGCTTTGTTTCGCTTTGGCACTATTTCACCACTTTTAACTTTTTCTTCATATTCTATTTGATTCTTGCGCCGTTGCTTTTTTATGCAATCATCTTTTCGGCATGACGCATCTAGTTTTGAACGTCCAATATATTGATCTCCGCAATGCGGACATTTTTTATATTCAACATACTTTTTAAATTCATCGCCTAGCGATTTGTAAATTTTTTCAGCAGTTACTGGGCTATATTCAGCACCCCTCAATACCTTGCTGACAGTTGATTTGTCAACGTTTATTATTTCAGATAGTTTTATATTGCAAAGGTTATTATCCAGCTTGTATTTATTTAGTCGCTCATTTAATGTCACTCTACTCCCTCACTTTTCAACCGCTCTACCAACCCATGGTAAACTCTAATCGCGTCATCCAACTCATGGTGATTTAAGAACTCACTCAATGCAATCGTCATTTCGATTAAACTTTGTCGCTCTTGTTCTGTTATTTCCATTTCACTACCTACTTCCCTAAATTTTCAAGCAACTTAGGCAATCCCTTCTTTACTATTTCAGTTGTCACTCTTTCAACAACTCTGTTAATTATGTTTTCTTTTTCTGTATAAATGTATTCTTTTATCGCTTTGTCAGTTCCATTCCTGATTCCATGTTTAATTTCTATTTTATTTGAATACTCATTTAAGGCACTTTCAACAATACCATCTTCCACCATTCTTTTGATGTAATTTTCATCAATTTCAAATTTTATTTCCACTTCACTACCTCCTTGTTAATATAACTATATTACCATTTGAGTTATAATTCAAGTAAAACAAAGGGTAATATTTTGTTATTTTTGTGCGATATTTTACACTAATCAAGTATTGCTTTTAACATCCGTTCGATATCATAATCGGCGTTTACCTTTTTTAATTTCTTGCTTACTGGCAATCCGATTAATTCAGCATCTTTCACGTTCATTGATTTTTTCCCGCTATGCACTGCCCAGAGGAAGAAATCACCAATATCAATATAAAACGTTCCACCGGCTATCGCCTGTGTTTTTGTTTCCCGGTCACTAAACTCTACCAGTAACCCAGCTTCTACGCCGTCAAACTCTTTCCGGTT